ACTTGTTTGATAATTTTGTCCCAAATTACAAGAATTTGGCAACAGTCTATTCTATTTTTCAAGAGGCCTTGCCGATAAAAGACAGGGTCCTCCTGGAAGAAAACATAATTCAGCAAATGTCGGAATCGTGCCAAACAAAGGAGGAAACTCAGAGACCCATCGATAATATTGTATATAATACCTTTGTTACAAAATTTAACGATCAGTATTCTGAGATCTTAAACGAGAACCAGAAGAATTTGTTGGGTAAATATATTTCCTCGTTTTCAGATAACGGCGTAGAGTTAAAGTATTATCTAAACGAAGAGATCGGAAATTTAAAAAGTCAGTTAAGCGCTTGCAAAAATAGCGTTGTTATGAACGAAGACAATTCTCTAAAAGAGAAAGTAGATAAAGTATATTCCATACTGGATTCCTACAAAGAAAAAGAAATAGATTCCACCTTAATCGAAGTCGTATTAAAGACTCAAGATTTATTAGAAGAGATAGAAAAAGATGACGTTATCAGTTGACATAAAGAGGGACCCTGTAGTCTCACTCAAGACGAGAAGGACACTTGATGGTAATGTCATGATCTTCGACCACGAAGACATTGATATTGTACTTTCAGTCGAGAGCGCCAAGTGTGTCTCTTTCCCAAAGGGGCAAATGAGCGATAAAGCTTACCAAGCACAAGATAGGATGTTTGATTTTCTAGCTAAAAGAGGGATTGTAGATAGGTCCTCCGTCAAAGGTGGAAATATTCATGGTTCATTGGAGGCAGCAATCCTGGAGTCAAAGGTTCCAGGAGTGGATCAACTACAGGCCTGCCTCTACATCTTAAGCGAATATCTGAATCAAGAGAAGCCGTACTTTCGAGCCACGGCCAATTTTGAGGATGATAAGTTGGATTATATGTTACGCCCAAGCGCAGAAGATTCCACCGAACTTGGAGACGTTCCACAGTCGGATAAGAAAGGCGCCCATGGTTCCGGCCGCGGCCCATATGGCTTCATGTATAACTATTCTCTTATCAGAGAGCAAGCTAAAGAGGAAGAATGAGCCTAATTTATTTTTCTCTTGCCTGTGCCGGCCTCACTCAAATTTTAGTATACGGAAAGATATTTGATCGAATCCGCCCAACTCAGGGCTGGTTCGGCGACCTTTTATCCTGTACCATGTGTACTGGGTTCTGGTCAGGTATACTTTTGTGGGCTCTAAACGATCAAACCAAACTATTTAGTTTTGACTATTCTCTAGTTACCGCTTTCTTGTTGGGTTGCTTTGGGTCGCTAGTCAGTTATATATTTGGTGCAGTTTTTGACGATCAAGGAATTAAACTTGATCATGGTTGAGGAGTTAATATGAGATCTTTTACTACGATAAGATGGTATATAAGGCCAGTTGCTAATTGCTGCAAAGGGGCCTAGGTGATGCGGGTGGCCCCCGCTGATAAAGGAGAGTTATGAAACTTATAAGAGAATACTTTGAGTTATGCGAAGGCGGCATATGCCAAGATTTGTTGACTGAGTCAGAAAAGAAGTTTGTCGCCGAAGGTGGTATGTTTCTTTCTGGTTGTATGCAAATGGCAAACACTAGAAACGGCAACGGCCGTATCTATCCTCTTAAGACTTTGGAAAAAGAAGTCGAAAACTACAAAAGACTAGTCGCAGCAAATAGAGCCCTAGGTGAGCTGGATCACCCTGAATCTTCGATTATCAACTTGGCCAATGTATCACACCAAGTAACATCGATTTGGATGGATGGTAATAAGTGCATGGGTAAAATAAAGGTGTTAGCGACCCCATCGGGTTGTATTCTGAGGTCTTTAGTTGATTCCGGCATAACATTAGGAATCTCGTCAAGAGGCCTAGGTTCGGTGAACGAACAGAAAGATGGAACGATTATGGTGGAAGATGACTTCCAGCTTATTTGTTTTGATATGGTTTCAGAACCTTCAACACCCGGTGCATTTATGATGACTGAAGCTCGCGAAAGAAGACTTGATATGACTAAGGGTGACAAGATCGACAGAGCTTTGAACGATATTTTATACAAGTTTGAGAAATAAATGAAGAAATCAGAATTAAAAGCTCTCATAAAAGAGTGTGTTAAGGAGACTCTTTTTGAGGAAGGGGTCTTATCAGAGATAATCGCCGAAGTTGCTTTTGGTATTACGAAAGCTCAAAGTTTGATGGTAGAGCAAGAAGAAAAGCATACCCCTCAGGCCCCACAGACCCCACCAGTTGTCGATAAGCACAGGGAGGAACTCGCTGAGGAACAGAGGAGAAGGCTCTTGGAAACCAAGCGCAAGATGCTTGACGCTATCGGCGGTGAAAAGATGTCTAAAGTTTTCGAGGGCACTGAGCCGCTCAGGTCTGCAGGTTCACCAGCAGGTCCCTCGGCGCCTCCTAGTCCGCTGTCTGGCTTGGACCCTAACGATTCAGGGGTCGATATAAGTGGTTTGTTTAGTTTAGCAGGTAATAAGTGGAAAACACTAAAATAAAGGATTTATAATGGGTAGAAGAACACCGGTCCATGTAGAGATACAAGTCAGGGACCAAGAACAAATCGAGAGAATGATTAAGAAATTCACTAGAAAAGTCAAGAAATGTGGCATTCTAGATGAGGTTCGCGACAGAAGATACTTTACAAAACCTTCCGTTAAAAGAAGAATGAAGAAATTGGAAAAGAAAAGACTAATTAAAATAGCTAACGCAAAAACGAAAAAGCGTTTAGAAAACGAATACAAGTAAACGGAGATAAGAACATGGCAGGTTCAGGATTTAACGCTACACCAAATGCAGGCGAGTTTCGCAATGCAGGTTCACCCGGGATAAGATCCACTGGTGCATACCTTATTGGAGCGAGGCCTTTCATTATAAAGACTCAGATTCCAGCTAGCAAGGTTTACAAGATCAAGTTTCCTTATATAACTCGACTCGTCACTATCATCAATCAAGATGCAGACGGTCATGACATTGAAGTGTCGTTTGCTAACGACGATGATGGCTACTCATTTACGCATCACAGTATATCACTAGACAACAACAGAGACAGTATAACAATGAATGTTAGAACAGATTCTGTTTATGTTAAGACAGGCGCTGCAATAGTAGACATAGAGGTGTTCGCAGAGCTTACTGATATTCCTGCTGCTCGATTTGGCTCCGGCTGGACAGGCAAGGGCTTAGATTCCAATCACGGCGATGCAGCAACCAAACTTCTCGAACTAGAAGACGTCACACCATAAGTGGCACCAGGAGATTAAAGTATGTCATTCAAAGGCGGCCCCGGCGGCGATTTAGGCGCCACGAAAGTAACAACAACAGAAACAGGCTCATTTGGTGCGGTGTCCGTTGGAGAGCAAGTAAACCCTTCAGCACCATCTAATGGTGCAGGCGGAATTTTATACTCAAAAGCAGACGGCAAGCTTTATTGGATATCTAATGAATTGGCTGAGACTGATTTAACAGGCGGTAGTGCGCTTACGCAAGAGCAGGTTGAAGACTTTGCCGGAGCCCTCGTAGCATCAGGAGGGACCAAAACCGGCATTACTGTGACCTATCAGGATGGCACCGGAGATATGGATTTCGTGGTTGCAGATACCACAGTAGCCGGCGACAGTGGCACAACAGCGATGACCCCGGGCGATACTTTAACTATTGCCGGCGGAACTAACGTCACCACCGCAATGAGCGGAGACACTCTTACGATTAACGCTTCCGGAAGTAGCGGTTCAAAGCAAACCTTCTGTGTTAATATAGCAGGTCGTATGAAGATTCAGACAACTTCAACAGACAGGATGTATACTCACTCTTCAGAGATGGGTTCTGCGAACTATGCTGACTGGACAACTCTTAGAACAGACGTGGGGGACGTAACCAACACTTCTTTTACAACAACTCTGGATCAGGCCTATTTTTATTATACCACAGCTGTAGTTCCCTTTGCTTGCACGGCAAAGAACTTTTTGATTGCCCTCTCTATAAAAGATAGTACTTCGTATGACTATACTGCCGGAAATGACCCTTTCTTCAAACTTTGGAGAGGAAGGCATGACAACGAAACTGCAGACGCCTCGGTTACCTGGACGAGATTGAAGGACGGCCAGCAGTTTGATACTACAGAAACTGAACCAACAGTCTCTAGAAAGACAATAACTTCCTGGGATGAGGACTCTTTAGCTGCCGGCGACTTGATTGCTTTGACATTTTATACTGGTGGGGCCTCAATTAGTAATGTCAACCAGTTCGTCGCCTGTTTTACGGCACTAGAGAACTAAACATCACCCTCCAGCCACCCGCGCCTGAATTTTTCCCTCCCTTTTGATTAATAATCAACTATTTATTTAGAGAAACTTTTCTTATTTAAGCAATAGTGTACTATCTTAGGAGTTAATATATAATGTCAAGCCTATTAGAACAAGCAATCGTCGACGCCAAGGCCCTCAAAGAGGCGGCACTAAAAAATGCTGAGAATCTCGTGATTGAGAAGTACTCTGAAGAAGTGCGAACCGCTATGAACTCTCTCCTTGAAGCTGAAGGCGACGAAGATCTTCTGGCTGACATGGATCCTATGGCTGCCGACGGCGGCATGGGCGATCCTCTAGGGGATATGACTGGATTCGGCGACACCACTGATATGGAGACCGAAGAAGAAGATCTTGCAGCACAAGAATTTGCTGCCAGTACTGTCGGAGATATCCCTGATGCATACGATCCAGACCTAGGGGACCCAGAAGACGAAATCGTCAATATTAAGCTTGATTCCCTCCGCGCTGAACTCCCCGACGTCGATGATGGTCTCTTCGGCGGCGATGATGTGCTCGATGATGACGAAATTGGCATTGATATCCTAGACGACGAACAGATTGAGGATGAAGAGGTCGATTTGGACCTAGATCTTGACCTCGACACTGATATGTCTCCCGAAATCGGCCAAGACGCTGACTTAGGCATGGATATCTCACCAGATTTGGTTGCAGAAGTGCTCAGCGAGATGGATCTTGATGAAGATATAGACATTGAAGAGGTATTGGAAGCAGTCAGAGTAGAGGGTCAGCCTCAAAAGTCTGGATGGGCTGGTACTCCTGAGAGTATTATGCAAGAATACGAATCAATGCTGCTCGCCAGAGAGCAAGACAGCGAAGTAAAAGAAGAAAACAAAGAACTGCGAAAAACAGTAGCAGATCTACAAAAAGAAAACAAGACTTTAGGAACTGTTGCCACAAAACTTGAGGCACAGATCGATAAATACACTACAACATTAGAAACTTTGCAAGAAAAGTTGGAAACCACGAATGTCTCCAACGCGAAGCTGTTGTATATTAACCGGGCTTTAGAGAATGCCTCCCTGAATGAGCGACAAAAACAAAAAATTGTTGAATCCATTTCCAAAGCCACAACCGTACAAGAAGCAAAGATAGTGTTTGATACACTTTGCGAGACTGTCTCTTCATCACCTGCAGAGAAGAAGAGGAATAGTCTTAGTGAGGCCGTCTCAAGACGATCGACGTTGCTTGTATCTGCTCGTGAAGAGCAAAAGAAGGGGAACGCTAACCCTGCATTCGAAAGATTGCAAAAATTAGCAGGAATTAAACAATAAACAATATTTTTGGAGGTAATCTAAATGTCAGTTCTACAGAAACTAACAGAAGGTGTTGTTTCTCGTGATGTCCGTAAGGAAGGCGAAGCTCTACTTAACAAGTGGGAGCAGACCGGTCTTCTTGAGGGACTCAGCGCAGGACAACAGAAACAGGGCATGGCCGTCCTACTTGAAAATCAGGCTAAGGAGCTTCTCCGTGAGGCTTCATCAATGGCAGCAGGCGACGTCGAAGGCTTCGCAGCAGTTGCATTCCCAATCGTCCGTCGTGTATTCGGTGGGTTGATTGCTAATGATCTTGTTTCGGTTCAGCCAATGAGCTTGCCGTCAGGACTCATTTTCTTCCTCGATTTTACGCACAGCGATTCTCGCATGGGCGCAGATGCAGCCGACGGAACAAACGTACCAGGATCCATATATGGTGGTGGTGTTGTCGGTCGTGCACTAACAGGCGGCGTTGACCTCTCTAGAGGTAACGCACAGGAGCCAGGCGGACACTATGACATGGGCGTCGCGTACTCCAGTGCACATCTTTCTGCATCGATCGATGACGGTGGCACAGACGCTGCATTGCAAGCGCGCATCGGGTCTGTTATTGATACAGCTAGTACAAAACTAGTCTCTTCTCTAACAGAAGCAGAGAAAAAGGAGATCAAGTTTGATGCTGATATTTTGGCTGCTTCCGCAAAGTTTGTTGGAAGTATAAAGGTTCGCCTAAACGCGACTCATTTCGGTCGACTTTCACAATCTCACCTTTCGGCTGTTGAACTAACTGAAGCGGATGGTACAGCTCTAAACGGCGGCACCGGAAACCCAGCAATTGTTAGAAGGTTGACGAGGGTTTCAGACGCAGCGGACCATGAGTTGGAGTTTTTCGTCGTTACGGATTCAGCAGTTAACTTAACAACTGTCTCCACGACCACCATCGCCGCCGGTAACTCCCTATTGGTTAAGTACCCGGCTTCGGATACACTAGTGTCCTCTGCGGCTCTTGGTGGGATTGTTGGCGCCGACCCATGGGCACTTGAAGAACCTTCGCCCGGTACTGGCAATAACGCATCCGGAGATCAGAAGAATACTATTGCTGAAATCGACATCAAGGTTGACAGCATCGCTGTTACCGCTCAGACCAAGAAGCTGAAGGCCAAGTGGTCGCCAGAACTTGGTCAGGATCTCAATGCTTATCATAACCTCGACGCTGAGGTTGAGTTGACTGGTATTCTTTCAGAGCAGATTGCTCTTGAAATTGACCGTGAGCTACTTGGTGAGCTTGTGAATGGCGCAACTGCTGGTACTCGCTACTGGAGTCGTGCTCCTGGTCTTTTCGTTGACAGCACCGGCGCAGAGCTTGGTGCAACTTCTGCAGCACCTGACTTCACTGGTACAGTCAGTGAGTGGTATGAGACACTCATCGAGACTATCAATGACGTTAGCGCTCAGATCCACAGAAAGACACTTCGCGGCGGAGCAAACTTTGTTGTTTGCGGTCCAGAAGTTGCTAACATCCTTGAGTTCACCAGTGGTTTCCGCGCAAGCGTTACTGCTGACCAGGACCGTGGTACCATCGGTGCTGTTAAGGCTGGTAGCTTGAGCAAGAAGTTCGACGTTTATGTCGATCCTTACTTCTTGCGTAATGTGTGCCTAGTTGGTCGTAAGGGTAGTAGCTTCCTCGAAAGTGGATTTGTCTACGCTCCATATGTACCTCTCCAGGTCACACCTACCATTTTCGGCACAGAGGACTTCGTACCTCGTAAGGGCGTCATGACGCGCTATGCCAAGAAGATGGTTAGACCAGATATGTATGGTCTTGTTGTCGTCCGTGGTCTCCTAGGCGAGGCCGGTGCATAAATAACGCACCCGATAGCTAAAAGATTAAGCCCTGCCATTTATTTGGTGGGGCTTTTCTTTTTCCCAAGACTAATTATAACATAGATAAGGATAAGGCGATTTATGCCTTAAGCATTTTTAAGCATAAAAAAGGAGATTTTTTAAAATGGCTAAAGTAGGAAGAGCATCAAGAAACGCATCTTTGTTAAGAGTAGAGACAGTCACAGGAGACAAGACACTTGCCGCGGCAGAATCTGGAGAGGTATATTTTCTGGATGGGTCTGCTGAACTAAATTTCACAGTAACATTACCGTCGGCCAAAGCGGGAGCATATTTTACATTTGTCCTTTCCGCAGCTAGCCATGCCAACACGCAAATTTTAATTGACGCTGGCACTGGATCTACTATTCAGGGCACTACAATCGTCCAGGCAGCCGGCGGCGCCGACACTAAAGCCGCACACAGCAACCAGAAGCTTGGCTTCGCTGATGCTTCTATCGTAGGTAGCATAGTCGAGATAGTGTGTGACGGTACCAACTGGTTCTTGCTCAGAGCAGAAAGCAGCGCTGCCTTTGTAACGGCATTCTAAGATTATACTCGCCTTATCATAGAATCAACCCCAAGTCTTGCGGCTTGGGGTTTTCTATTTTATAAACTATTTATTGTATACCCAGCACAAAGGAGATATCATGGGAAAGACAAGAAAAAGAATGACAATGGCAAAATATGCCAATAAGTATGCCGCCAAGAGAGCCGCACGCACCACTGGGGGCCCCCCGCCAACCACAGTTGATGCAGATACCACAGTAGAAGAGCCAAGTAAGCCTGAGCCAGTTGTAGAGCAGAAAGACACAGGGATGGAGGTCTTAACAACTAAGGATCTCATGGAAGAAAGCAACTCTGACATCATCGTGGTGAAGAACAAGAAAGTAGAAACAAAGCCAACCAGAGAAAATACCACTCCCATGCCGGAACCTCAATTGCAACAAGTCGAGATTGAGAAGCCAACACACAAGCCAGCCGGTCTCAAACAGACGAGAAGAAAGACTGCCACCCGCCGTAAGACTACAAAAACAAAAACAGACTAGTCTGCCATTTAGTCGCCTGAAACACTAGTTATAGTGATAAACTATATTTAGCGAGGGACACTAAATGTCTTTACCTACATTGACGCCAGCAAGTACATTATCTGCCGTTATATTGCCAACAACAGGTTCAGTACTAAATGTCGACAGTGCTTTACCTTATAAAATCTATTCACAAACCTCTTCTCCCTTATATTCCGTCGAGTTTTTAACTGGCGCAGTTGATCAAGTTTCTTATGTTTACAAGAAATTAGGAGGAGATGTACTTGATATCGAACTTACAGAAGGTAATATCTACGCGGCATACGAAGAAGCAGTACTAGAATACTCTTATTTAATAAACATCCATCAAGCAACCAACATCATATCAGATGCTCTGGGAAACACAACAGGGAGTTTTGATTCCAAGGGTAATATCCAGTCAGGTGAGTTAAGTTCTTCGCTTGGAGGAAAGCATGTCGCCCTTAAATATCCTAAGTTTGATTATGGGGTAACGAAAAGGATCTCGGATGGTGTTAGTTCAGAAATAGGCCTCAGAAGTTCAAATCAATATTCAGCTAGTGTTGACATCATTGCAGGAACTCAAGACTACGATCTTCAAGCTATACTCAGCGCGCGCCTTAATACGTCCGCATCTGGATCTATGACTTTCGACTCACCGCCGGTCAATGGATCTAGCTTTACTCTGACAGATACTGACAAACGCCAAAGGAAGTTCACTTTTGACACTAGTACCACCGACTCGGTGCTGACAACAAATCCTTCTACAATAGGGACTAACGGCATGAACGCTGCAGCAGTAGCAGCTGCTGTTACTACAGCGATAAACACCCAAACGCATTTACAGATCACAGCCGTTCAAGATAGTGCCAAAGTAGATTTGACCCAAGACAGGGGTGGTGCCTCAGGCAACACCACGATTTCACTCCTTGGTACACACAATATCACAGCGGTCCAAATGGTCGGAGGCGACGACACTTTTCCATATGGTAGCAAGCTTGACGGGAAGAGGATCTTAGTTAAGAAAGTTTTCTATAAGACTCCATTTGCTATGTGGAGATTTTTTGGATACTATGGTGGTCTTAACGTCGTAGGGAATTTGCATAATTACGGACAGTTTTCGGATGATTCAACTTTTCAGTTAATTCCAGCCTGGCAAAATAAAGCACAAGCTTTAGCTTTTGAAGATGCGATTTACACTAGAATGTCTCATTTCACTTATGAGTTAAGGGGTGGCAACAAATTAAGATTTTATCCAATACCTAGTACTCACACCCCGCGTAAAATGTGGATCGAGTTCTCTATTCCTGAAGATAGTTGGAACGATGATGATCCAAAGCTAGATGGCGTCAACAACTTAAACACCTTACCTATAGGAAACTTGCCCTTTATTAATATCAACTCCATTGGCAAGCAGTGGATTCGAAGGTTCGCTCTGGCTCTCTGTAAGGAGACCTTGGGTCAAATAAGGTCTAAGTTTGGGACAGTGCCAATTCCTGGTGAGAGCGTCACTCTGAACGGCTCTGCACTGATCTCTGAGGGTAAGGACGAACAGGATAAGTTGAGAACAGAACTTAAAGAAACTCTAGCAGAATTGACCTATGCCAAATTGGCAGAGCGCGATTCATCAATGCTTGAGAACGCAGAAAAAGGACTAACAAAGGTCCCTAATTATATTTTCGTGGGGTAAGCTAAATGTCCGATGATAATAAATGGTCACAGCCGGCCACACCACCGCCTCCTCTTTTCACTGGTCAAAAAGAGAAAGACTTCGTCAAACAAGTAAACGATGAGGTTATTGAGAGAGTTATCGGTCAAACGATCGTGTATTACCCAATTAGTTTGGAGCATACAAACTTTCACAGTCTCTATGGGGAATCAATTGATAAAAACTTTCTTTCACCGATAAGGGTATATGCTATGGTTAAATACGAGTCCCAAACGACCACAACAACCCCTTTGGGCGTAGATAGGGTGGAGAAGATATCAGTCGCGTTTCATAAACGGCGCCTAACTGAAGATCAGGACTTGTTTGTTCGAGAGGGTGACTTCGTACAATATGGCGAACATATGTACGAGATACTAACACTTGAGGAGCCTAAGTGGCTTTTTGGTCAAGTTGAGTCCAGTTTCGAGATCGCGGCTTCGTGCGTGAGAGCAAGAGAGGGATTATTTAATGTCAGAGACAATTGATAAGAAAATTCATTTTGAAGTTTCAACAATAGAAACAATTGACCAATCTGTCTTTAACTTTGTCAATTCACTTAGCTTAGCAACAATGACTAACAGGGGGTTCAAGCCAGTACCCGTCATTTGGGGCTCGGCAGAGAGATCATATCAGGTTAAGAGAAGCAAAGAAATAAGAGATAAGCAGGGTTTATTGGTTTTACCGATTATCTCGATAAAGAGAGGGTCTTTTACCAAATCCCATGCTAGCCCGGGCGTGTTCCAAGGAAATATTCCAGAAGTCGACGACGCACAAGGCGGTTCATTGGGCGTCAGCCGAGTATTATACCAACAAAAAACACTGAAATTTGCCAACGCAGATTCTTTTAGGTTGCGGGGCCAAAAGAACTTTCCGGGCGCCAACCCAAAAGTAGTGTATAAAACAGTCACTGTGCCGATGCCCGTCAATGTTGAGGTTATGTATGAGATAACGCTGAGGACAGAATACCAGCAACAAATGAATGATCTCATGACTCCATTTGCCACTAAACCCGGGACAGTCAATTTTATAAGATTAATAGAGAAAGATCACAGATATGAGGGCTTCATTCAACCAGACTATGCGTCTAGTGATAACCTAGCCGACTTCTCCGGAGATGAGAGAAAATTTGAAACCAAGATTAGTATTAAGGTCATCGGATATATAGTCGGTGAAGGCAAGAATAGAGAAAAGCCTCACTATGCCATAAGGGAGAACGCAGTAGAGGTAAAGATCCCGAGAGAGAGGATCACCCTAGGGGAGATCCCGGACCACGAGTTCGGGGCTTATTATGGACTCCAGGGCGTACCAGCAGAAGTTATAGACTCTTTACTCATGAGTCCTTATACCATAGGCAATGTCCCTGCGACTAGTTTCTTCGACACCGGCGGTGGCACTAGTACAACGGACGCGTCCGCAAACGTTGTGACAACAGCCAATTTCGCAGAAACAATGGCCCAAAACTTGGTTGTCAGAGAGATCTTAAAGGAAGAAGACGCATCCCCGGCATCACTTACTAACTTTACTACCCTTTATGCAATAAAGGCAAACACAGAACAGGTTATGGTCAACGGTATAATCCAATCTTACGGATCAGAAGCGGATTATACTATCTCGGGCACAAATACTGTAGTTTTTACCGAGGATGTTGAAGGTTCAGATTTTATCTCAATCACCTATATAAAAGGTTGAAATTCTCCCTTCGTTATGTTATTATAGCTATAGGCTAAACAAATGAAGGAGAAATCATGGCCAAAAAAACAACCAAAAATGAAAACACTAACCCGGTAGACGTTGCTGTAACTCCCCCGGTTATTAACAATACTACCGAAGCTGTAGATATCGCAAATGTAAACGTTCAAAGTAGCAAAAATGATGAAGTTGTAGAAGTCGACTGGGAGAATATCCAACCAGTTTTCGAGTTCCGTCAAAAACTCGAAAATTTAGAAACATATTTTTCAAGCATGTGTCTTCAGTTTGAGAAGAATAAGGCGAATTTGATGAACCAGATTGTCTATGGTCAGTCTGACCTTTTCACAATGGCCCAAGACTTGCAAAAGAGTTTAAATGTTAGTGAAAGTCTTACATATGAGTTAAAGCTGCCCACTTCACCTGGCGAAAAAGGATATTTTCTCAGAAAAGACGACTAACCAAGGCAATAATCCTACCTAAATTCTATTTATCTTACAGAAACAATATTGGAGATAAATAACATGTCCGAACAAGAGCCGGCCCAAGTATTCACGACAAGTGATATTGGCATCGCAGCTTATTTGCAATTAACCGGTAAGCGTTTAGTGGTCTGCAAGAGACTAGAGACCGGTAAATTCTTTTTCGAATTCGAGGATCCAGAAGGGGTCTGCAAGGAGGACTCTTTGCAGTTCCTCTCTTCCGATTTTTGTAGATTTGATAATAATGTTAGAAATCTTAAAAAAATTCTTTTTTCATAGAGGAGAAAATATTATGAGTATTTTAGAAAAATTAAAAGATTTAGTAGCAGCACTAGAAAGCACAGAAACAAGAGAAAAACCAGAAGAGGTGGCCAATCCCGCACCCCAAACGCCAGAATCTGAACCAGAAATGGAAATTTCAGAAGAAGATATTATTGATGCTTCTGAGGATTCAGAAGAAGAGCTTTTGGAGATTGAGGAATTGCCAGCCTATTTAGAGTGTAGTGAGGAAGAGACATCGGCCGTCGCTGCAAAGTTGGAAGCTATAAAGAGTGCCAAGACTGCCCTAGGCGAATTGGTGTTAAGCTATGAGCAAAAGAAAATGCAGCTCATAAAACTTGTAGCAAGTTCAACGACCTCATTTTACGACGAGTTAAACTCTCTCAGATTAGAGTATGGTATCCCGGAAGAGGGGTACACAGTTCAGTTGCCGTCCAGCCCCAGTGATAAAGTTTCCTTTAACAAAGATTAATTTTACTCAATTCATAATTTACATCACATCTTTATATTTTAACATAGTTTGTTCAATGTCAAGTTAAAGCCTGTATAATAAAAAACAGGAGAAAATATTATGGCACAAGCAACAGGTACTATTACCTTTA